AACAAGCCCATTCAAGACTGCTGCCACCACGATCAAAGGCGTAGTCAATAGCATCCTTAATGGGATTGGCAATGCGGTGCGTTCTGTGGTGAACGCCATCAACTCCGTGATCGCTGGCGCTAACAGAGCATTAGCAACATTACAACTGCCACAAATCCCCCTCTTGCCATCGCCCAATATTCCGCAATTTGCTGATGGCGGTCTTATTACTGGTCCGACCTTGGCAATGGTGGGTGAGGGCGGCGAGCCGGAGTACATTGTGCCTCAATCTAAGGCAAATGCATTTGCTGCTAACTGGATGGCCGGCGTTCGCGGCCCTGCTGCTATCCCCCGTTTTGCCGAGGGCGGCGTGGTGATGCCAAGTTCCGCCAACGTGAGTATCCAGACGGGGCCGGTGACGCAGATGAATGGCACTAACTTCGTCACCACGCAGGATCTGAGCCGTGCGGTGCAGGCAGGTGTTGATCAGACACTGGCGCTACTGGCAGGCGATATTAACGTACGTGCCGGGCTGGGTCTGATCTGATGGCCAGTTACGACATCATGTGTTTCTTGGAGTATTACGCCGATCGGGACAACGTAATCGATCCTGGCAGCGGCCTTAGGATCCCGACTAGGCAGTGGCAGAACTTCTATCAGGTCGCGCAGACGTTGAGCGTAGATGCCGACGTGGGCGGCAGCTACAGTTACCTGGCCTTCGACGCTGAGGGTTTCGGTTCAACAGCTGCTGCATCGATTAACGATTTGAGCATCAACATCGCTGCAACCGCTGATTTGGTGGACATTACTGATGCTGCAATAGCAGCCGACAACTTGGTGATCGCATCGCTCTACATCCAAGATGCTGGTGAGGATGCGTTTCATGGTGCCAGTGCCCAGCTGATCAGCCGTTACATCGGCAGCATTGAGGGGGCCAGCCTGAGTGATGAGGCCATCAGCTGGATTGTTAATCCAGCAATTAACAAGTTGAAGCCGCAGGTGCCAACCCGTAAAATCACGGCAGACATGCTGATTCGGCAGACGGGGCAATGAGCGAAACCGTCTTAGGGATTGATCTCAAGGTGACATGCGTTGACCATGAAACGCATGAGGGCGTCACGATGAAGGTGGTGGATAAGCGAGTCGTGTATATGACGCCTGATGGCGAAGAACTCAAAGATCACTGCGCTGTTCAGAATATCAGCGGCGGAACATTTTTAGCTGGAATGGAAGTGATCGGTGTTGCGATATGGACGTATCGGAGGCAAGAGTAATGACAACTAGCAGAAGGAGAACTCAACGCATTAGATCGACAACTATTACGAAAAACTATTCAAGCATATTTATTACTCGCACTCAGCTTGTAGCAGTTGCGCAAAACAAAGCAGAAGTTGGTACAGCAGCGACCCGCAGCGATGCTGCAATTACAAAAAGTAAAAAACCGCAAACCGATCTAGGTAAACAGCAAACCGTTGCTGCGGCTGGTGACACAGTCCCGATTGTGTTCTGCAAGCGCAGTGGCGATGTGGGCGGAACATGGGTGCAGCCTGCGCTTGTGAAGACTGGCACGAATGATTTTGTCGGCAGTTTTCTCTATGCCATTAGTCAAGGTCAGATGGTTAGTTCACCTGTCAAACATCAGGCATGGGTAGGCACGCAAAGCATACAGACATTTTTAAGTGCTGGCACGTTAACGCTTACGCATTACTATGCATCAACTGCTACGATGGCAGCGGCTAAAAACGTCTGCCCAATTAGTTCTGGCAAGATTTTTTGCGATTTCAATACTTACTCATATTTAGGATCATTGATTGGGACCAGTAGTGCCACAGAACGAGAACCAGATTTTGAAACTTATTATCACAAATTCCAAGCAATCACACGAGGGACTGGTGATACGAATAATTCAGTAATAGGGTACCAATCGCTTAATTTCCAAATTTTTGACAACAAAACTGGCGCAGACATCACGTCCGCTTATTGGATTAACATTGGTGTTACGCCCGGGCCGGGCTTAATTTTTTATGAAAATGGGGTGTATGGTCCCGCCGGCTCTATTACTGGTGGTAGACCTGTTGGCTACATTGAGGACTTTGGCTTTTTAGGTTATGAAGCACCAATCCCCGGATATTTTGCAAGTTTAGGATCAACTGGGACCATAACTATTCTTTATGGAACAGGCACGGTAAATAATCAAGTCAATCCTTCATTGCCAGCTGATACAGGCACATTAGAAGGAGTCCAATATGAATACGAGCTTAGCACCTACGCTGACCCAACCGCACCTCCCGTTTCGGCAGATTTCACTAATTTTGCCGACATCACATTCCTTGAAATTGATGGCAATATTTACGATCAACCCAGTTCTGGCTCCTATCCAACCACCACGCGCCAGCTTTCAGTCTTCTACCAAAACGGTGTAAACGTTGATCTATATAGCAATGGTTTGGTAAGTGGCGTTTATCAAACCGGCGCTAGCAATCAGTTTGTTGATTTAGCCATGCATCTATTCACTCTGATGAAGCGTGTGAGCGGTGCAACCACGTCCAGCATCGCCGCTCCGATTGATGTGAGCAACCTGCAGACACTGGCGACGTTCTGCACCAACACTGGCCTCTTCTTCAATGGCATCGTTGAACAGTCAGTGAATGCGATTGACTACATCGCCAAGACTGCGCCGTTTTTCCTGATTTCATTTGTTTCGAGCAACGGTCGTTACAGCCTGCAACCGATCCTGCCACTGAGTGCAGGCAACACAATTAAGACCACTGCACTCACGGCTGCGGCCACCTTCACTGAAGCCAACATTATTCCTGGCACGTTTAAGAAGCAATATTTTGATGCCGATCAGCGGCGTGCCGTAAATATCTCGTTAGTCTGGCGCGAAGCTGATCCGTTGATTATCGGCATCCAACGTACCAGTACCGTGCGCTATGCCACGACCGATAGCAATGCGCCGACTGTGCAGTTTGATATGACGGACTTCTGCACCAGTGCTGCTCATGCTGTGATCTATGGCAAGTACGAGCTGGCACGTCGCAAATTTTCGACGCATAGGATTAGCTTCTCCACGCCGCTGCTGACCACTAGCCTGATCCCAACGCAGGTCATCGAGGTGCAGCGGCAGCGAATTAACAGCCGTGGCGACAACAGGCAGGAGACTGATTGGTATCAAATCACAAATGTTAAGCACAGCAGCGATGGCATTAGTGCGATCGAAGCAGTGCATTTCCCTGTGGATGGCAGTGATATTGGCAAGATCAGCAATGAAGTGGTAAACGGGACCTTCGAAGTGATCTGATGGCAACCTTCCCTGCACTGACACCGAGCACCAGGTCGCTCAGTTATGGCGACTATCCCCAGGGCACTTACGAGGCTGTGAGCGGCGCCAACGTGCGGTTCAAGTACGGCAGTGATCGTGTGATTCAGCGCCTGCAGCTTGGATATCAGTATCTAACAGAAGCACAGATGCAGTTGTTGCTGGATCACTATGAAACACAGCAAAGCACCTTGATACCTTTTGCGTTATCGGCCGAGGTCTGGGCTGGGTATGCAACAGTGCCAGTCTCTGCTGCCTACTACGAATGGCGTTATGCCAAGCCGATTGGGGTTGAGATCGCCTCACCGCTGCGTTACAACACCACCATCGAGCTGGAGTCGGTGCCAATCTGATGAGCACTTTCCCTGCACTGGTTCCATCTACCCGCACCTTTGTCACTGGTGCGGTGCCTGCGGCAATGCAGGTTGCACTGTCTGGTGTGGTAACAGGATTCAGGCGTGGCAATCGACGGATTGCGCAAACGCTCGGCCTCACCTTCAAACTGCTAGAGGAACCGGATGTCACGCTGATTCGAACTCATTACGACAACCGCTCCGGCAGTTTCGACATCTTTTTTCTATCGAGTGAAATCTGGAACGGTTACACCACGCCACCCATTGCGCTGTTGTGTGATTTTGCTTGGCGATACAGCGGCGCTCCAACAATCACAGATGTGGCAGGTCACCGCTGGGATGTTGAGGTTGAACTGGAGACAGTGCCGATCGATACTGGCGATCTGATTTTCGATGCTGGATTAGCAGTCGCAGCACCTGCTCGCGCCTATATTCTGGATGCAGGCTTGGCTTCTGCTAGCCCAGCCCGCGATTATGTGGTGAGTCCAACAGGAGCATCATGAGCATTACGCTTACCGCCCTTCAGAAGCAACGGCGCGACACCGCTGCAAACTGGACTGCTGCCAACACTACGCTGCTGGCTGGTGAAATTGGCATTGAGTCAGACACTGGCAAGATCAAGATCGGTGATGGCAGCACCGTATGGGCATCGCTTGGCTATGAGCCGTGGTCAGAGCTGAGCGCCTATCCAATCGTCAATGCTGATATAGCTAGCAACG